TCGTGTACTCCGTGGTGTAGAGCGACCCGGCATCCGTGTACGTCCCCTGGTCGAAGGTGTAGGCCCGGCCATCGGCGCCGCCCAGGAGAAGGTCGGAGTTCGCCCTGACCAGCAGCGCCTTCTGCAAGCCGATCTGCCCGTCGAAGTCGCTCCACGCCGCGCCAGCCAGGAGGCGACCATCCTCGGCCAGGAAGTTCGAGTAGTTGTAGATGTAGAGCTTGCTGGCGATCTTCAGGACGATCCAACTGCGCCGCTGGTAATTGACCACCGAGATTTCGGGGTCTTGCGGGTTCAGCGCCACGATCTGCCGGATGATTGTACGCAGCGTGTTCTTGATCGGTTCACTCAGATTCGACCGCTGCAGGTTGTTCGTATTGACCAGCAGGCTGACGCTCATCAAGCCGTCATAGCCGACGAATGCCAGGTCGTTGCCGGTGTTGACGAATCCATCCGGGGACACGATGCCCTGCGGGAACAGACCGGCCGGAGTCAGATCCGCCGGAGAGGTGCCGCGGTAGGCAAAGATCGCATGCTCCGTGCCGACGACCAGATAGGTCTGGAACGAGGCAATCGCCCGGACCAGGTCGCCGTCCCCCTGCTGGGCGCCGATGTCCAGCGTCCTGCTCGCCAGGGTGCCGGTATCGACCGAGAAGTCCTCGATGTCGTTCTCGCCGCTGGCCACTATCTGCCTGCGGTTGCGGGCGTCCACCATCCATGCCCGGCCATAGTGGATGTGGATGAACGAGGCTATCGGCATGGCGCTGCGGTACAGGACCAGAGCGTCCCCGGCCGAAGCGTTCGTGATCGACGGCGTCAGGAACACCCCAGACGACACGATGCGGCTGATGAAGCTGCCAGCGTTCTTCGTCGTGTTGTGGACGATGTCCCCCTGGCGGGCTTCGGTGTTCAGCCAGTTCGCCACGCCCGAAACCGTGATGTACGTCCCCGAGCCGGTGTTCTGCGTCGTGGCCACCGTCGCCACGTTGTCCATGATGCCATCGGTGTCAACGATGTTCAGCTCGATGCTGTCGAGGATCCTATACCCGTCCCCCGGCAGCGGATCGCCGCCAGGCCCCGTACCACTCAGCGTCGCCACCGTGTTGCCGAACCCCTGCGCCAGAGCAGACATCGGCGTGTGGGACACCCGCGCAGAGGTGACGGAGGTCACGATGCCGTAGGACCCGCGCTTGGCGTTGAAGACGATGTCGCCCTCGGTCACGAAGGTCTGGCCGACCCAGTCGCTGATGTCAGCGTCCGTCAGCGCCGCTGCCGATGTCGCAACCCCGCAGATGCCGCTCTCCATGACGGCTTGCAGCGTCTGGAACTGCGCGCTGGCGCTGTCGATATACACCTGTCGGTCCACGCCGTTGTAGAAGACAAGCCGGGACCCGAACTGCACCGCCTTGATCCGCGCAGCCGTCGAGAACTCGTAAACCTGCGTCCAGGAAGAGCCATCGTCGCGGAAAACCTTGCCCTCCGACGTTGCGAACAGCGTCTCGTTCCCCTGGGGATCGACATACTCAAACAGCCCGGTGATCACCCCCTTGGTAGGCAGATCGTAGCCGAAGGCGACATATCCCTGGCGCTTCTCGGCGGCACCGGCGGCGTTGATGAAGCGGTTCCTGAACCTGACCGAGTAGTCGAGCGGGATCTCGGACTCGGCGAAGTTGGTCGCCAGCCCCCGCTTTCCGATCTCGTAGAACCGCTCGCCCATCAGGTCCTCGTCGTCATACCCGGCTGGAACCGGGTGAACTCGCCCGTCTTGGCGGTCTGCCTGCCAAGGCTGTTGTTGCGGAGGATGAAGTACTTGGCCTGGGCCTGACGGTACTGGTCCGTCTGCACCCCGCCGCTCTCATCGAGGATGGCGCCGGCATGGAGCCCAGCCACCATCACCCGGCCAGGGAACGGCATCACGACGTTGTCGTCATCCCCGGGGACGTACCGCGGCGGCAGGATCTGGAACCTGACGCGCGCCTCATCCCCGGCATAGGTGGACCCAGGGCGGGGGAAGAGCCCCAAGCGAGGGTTGGACAGGGCGTCCGTGCCATCGACCGCATAGCGCGAAGGCGTGCCAATGGACCCGGTGCGGATCAGCAACCGGAACTCGTTCTTGTCGGAGATGGGCTCCAGACTGGCGATCCGCCCGGAGACATACACCTCCTGGATCGAATGGATGAACCTCTTCGCCGTCCCAAGCGACACCGTGCTGATGTCGTACACGGACTGCCCGCAGACCATCGTGACAGCCGCCGACGCCTGCAACTCGTTCCATGTCCCGAAGTCGCAGAGATCCTCAACGGTGTCGTTGATGATGTTGACCAGGTTGCGGACGAATAGGTTCTGCGTGGTGGCCGAGACCCGCCGCACGTTCAAGCGATCGCAGACCTCGTTCACGGCCTCCAGAACGGTGATGTAAGGCGACGCCATCTCATACCTCTCGCGCCCGAAGGTTCAATCGCTCGAAGACGATGGGGCTCACATTCAAGGTGGCCGTCGCCAGGATCTCGATGTAACTGTTGGTTGCCAAGGATACGAGGCATCCAACCGTGCCGACAAACGGGGCAGACACCGCTGTCGTGCGAAGCTCGATGGTGCTTTTGGCCTGGCTGACCCCGTCTTTGGCAATACGAACGCCGATGTTCTGGGTCGCGCTCTGCGAGGAAACCGAGAAGTCCGCCTCGACCAGGAAGGTTTTCGTGAGCGTGCCCGTGTAGGTCAGACGACCGGAACCGTTATGCGTGAACTGCGTCAGCGTATCCGCGCTAGTCCCGACATTCGTTACAACATAACTGTTGATCGCCGTGGTCGAGATCAGACCTACCGACGTTGCCCAGCACTCGGCCGTTGCAAGCCCGAAAAGCGCCCGAGCCGAAACCCTGGCGAAATTGCCGCCAGAGGCATCCACCGTGCCGAAAGTGGCTTGGTTCCCCCCGACGACCGCAGCCGAAACCGAGGCAAAGGACACGCCGCCAGCAAAATTGACCGGGCCGTTGACCGTCTGACTGGCGCTCTCGGCCAGGTTCAACTGGCTGTCGATGAGGTTGGCAAACTCGCTCCCGGTCGGGGCGTCGCCAGTCTGGAAGCTCTGCTTGAGCGTTGCCTTGTCCTGTTCTGCCATCAGCTCGACTCCGGGAATGGTCCCCCGTTAGGGAACACGGTGAAGGAGCATCCGATCTCCATCGAACCTATCGAGGCCCCAACGAATAGGTTGTATCCAGGGAACCGAGACAGGATCTGGGTGCCAGGGCCATAGGGCGAGATTGTCCTGCAAGCCCTTGGCGCCGGCTCGTCCGGGCGCACGAACGGAGGCGCGACCGGATCGTTCTTGCTGGTGATGAACCACTGCGGATCGATCGGCTCGTCCTGGTCGCGGCGGACATACATCCCGTCCCACCGCCGCACGACCTGATCGGAATAGAGCACCTCATCCGACTCGTCGTCCTTGACCAGCCACCGACCCTTGCGCCAGCGGTTACGGTCGCCCTGCATCACATCACACGCTCAGGACCAGCCTGCAGAGCCATCAATTCGTAGGTAGCGGCGCCGCTCGACCGCACCGTGAGCCGCCAGCAGGAAACCGGCCCCGTGAAGGTCGCCGCCGTCCCAGCGGAGAAAGCGACGCGCTCCGTCCAATGGGCCGACACGACGCCATCCTGCAGCACTCGGTCGATGCTCGACGCTGCGGAGCAACCAGCAGCGAAGCTGCCAGTTCCGCCTATGATCCTGAAATTGAAAGCATATTCCTGCGTAGAAACCCAGGTGTCCGTAGGCCAGTAAATCGTTGTGGCCTCTGCGTTTGCCAGGGTGAATCTCCAGCTTTTCGGGCGAGCCATCGTCCAGACTCCGTCTCATTGCGGATGGGAATGATACCAGAGGCAGAATGCGCCAATGCCCCCCCTCAAGAAGAAGGGGCGCCACAAGGACGCCCCTCCCCTAACCCGCTGTCGGCAGGTTACGCCCCAGCAGAGGCGTAGGCATACCGCCAGTCGGTCGCACCAACGCTGAACCGAGCCGTCGTCTTGATCTTCAGGTTCTCGGTGTCGAACTCGTTGTCGCGGCTGATCGCAGCGTTCCGGCGCCGGTAGAAGGTCGCCCCGGCCTTGGCGTTCGTGATGATGAACCAGGCGTCAGGATCCGTCAGGAACGGATTGACGATCAGGTCGAGCTGTCCAGCCATCGGGTTGATGTCGTTGAAAGCATTGCCCACGGCGAACTTCGTGCCGAGGATCCTTTCAGCGACGAAACGATCCGATGGCGAGACCATCAGTCGCTCCGGCATCAGGTTGATGCGAAGACCCGCATCGTCCTGCCACCCGTGGATGTCGATATACGCCTGCTCCAGGGTTGCCTGGGTCAGGTCGGCTGCGACACCGGGGATGTTGCGCTGCGTGCCGCCACGGACGTTGGGGTGGGCCGCATTGAAGAACGAGACGCCGTCAGCCCCGAGCATGGACGAGAAGCCGAGGTTGAAGACAGAGGCCGAAATGGTCTCCTCCGTCTGCCGCATCGACTCCGCGAGCATCCGCGGAACGTTGTTGATGACGTTGTACTGCTCGTCTTCCATCAGTTCGCTGGTGATGATCGTCCCGAGCCCGTAGGTCAGGTTCACATACTCGCGCTGATAGCCCTGCAGCATGTCGACGTAGGGGACCGACTGGGACTCGCTCTTCTGCCCAGCAAGGCCGAAGCCCGTCACACCCTGCTCCTTCTCGAACGCCTTGGTCGAGCGGCGCAGGATCATGAATCGGCTCCACAGGGGAGGATACCGACGATAGGTATCCGCCCAGATGGTGCTGATGCCCGGCCAGAGAAGTTCCGGGAAATTGGAAGTTCCGACAGTCATGTGATGATCTCCCTATCAGACGGTGAGGGAGTGAAGAGCGATGCGGACCTCAAGCTCGATGTCCGTATTGCCCCACGCCGACTGGTTGGTAAACGACCCCAAGCCACGGGATTCGGTCGGCGCCACGCCCAGGACCTGGAAGGTCTTGGCCGAGGTGTCCGCCGAAGCTGCGCGAAGCTGGATGATCGACGTACCCGCCGCCGTATTGCCACCGTTGCTGGTGGCGGTCAGGCTGACATACTGGCCAACCAACGTCTCCGCAGCGGAACCATCGACCTGGCAGACGAACGTGATCTGCTGGCTATCATAGACCGCCGCCCAGCCAGACGCACCGGCAGGGAGGAACGGGCCACGGGTGGGCTGGTTGAACGTCAGCGGGCGACCGTTGTCATCGAACATCTGTCCGACCACACCCAGGCAGCGGGTATTGGCGGCAGCGTTCGCGGACAGACGGACGACGCCGAGGCCGCTGGGGTTGAAGCGAACCGGGTCTCCGATGAAGATGCCCTGGGTGTTCCCAGAGGCAGTCACCCGGTACATGCGAGTCGGGATGTCGCTGCCGCCGCTCATATTGCGGACGGGAACGAATCCGAACGGCGCGTTTGCCATGGTGGATTCTCCTAAAGGTTAATCGATCTTGATATCGCCATCGACGAGCGCACCCGTCTTGGCATTGATGTCGGCCTTGGCCCTGGTCGTGAGCCCCGAAAGCTGCTGTCGCGCCTGGTTCTGGTAATACGCGGCGCGCTCCTGAGCCATCTCTTCAGGGATCTTCATCAGGACCATATCTCGATACTCCAGCACGCCGGCCGGAGTGCCAGCTCCACTCTCAACCCCGTTGGGGCGATCGTGGACGGCATCGTGACGGGTTGCCGGCTCCCACCCTTCGGAACGCTTCCGAAGCATGTTCGACGGTTCCGTGTTGACCCACCGCAGCCTGTACGCTGGGTCTCGGCTCTTGATCCCGAGAGGCGCCGAGGGTGCCCACGACCGGGTGCCCTTTTTGACCGGCTTTGCATTCCGGTTGCGCCGCTGGATCGCTTCATCCGGCGAGTCGTCGCTCGCCACGATTTCTGTGTCTTGCATATATCAGTCCTCTGCCTCAACAACTCGACCCATAGCTTTTTTCTGCTTCAGGTAGAGATCATGTGCCTCTTTCGAGGATTTGGCGAGCGAGCCACGCCCGCCCATGAACATCGCTTCGGCGATAACCCGCTCCTGCGCTGACAGGGAGACGGACTCCCTCTGCGCCGGACGGGAGCCGCGGGGCGAAGAAAATGCCCGCTGGACCGTGTTCCGAGGAGGCGGCGGCGCTTCTTCGTCGTCATCGTCCCGCCCCAGCAACTTGGCCATTCGCTGGTCCACCTCCCGGAGGATTTCGCGGATCGGGGCATCCTGCATGTCGGCCTCTCCGACTATGCGCCGGATCATGTCCTGCGTTGCCGCAAACTCAGGATGCCCAGGTTTCGCCCAGGGGCGCAGGTCTTCGCCGTCTTCCCCGGTTTGGTTCTGCCATGAGAACAGAACCTTGGCTTCCGTCTCCGGGATCGGAGGGGGAGCCGCCGGGGCTGCGTCCTTGGGTTCGCTGACCTCGCGCTTCATGTCCACAAGGCGCTCGTTGATGCTGACGAAACTTTCCGTATCGCCAGTCGCCAGAGCTTCCTTCATGTCCTGCTTGAGGCTGGCCAACTCCTTCTTCTTGGCCTCGTCCTTCATGCCGCCAACAAGCTTGTCGAGGGCAGACTGCAACTTGAGGTTTTGCTCTGCAAGGAGCTGGACCTGGCGCTCAGTCTTCTCGGCCTTGGCGTTCGCCTCCTTCGTGTGCCGATAGAGACGGTTGAACCTGGCCTTCAGCTTGGGGTCATCGATGTCCACCCAGTCCGTGCCGTCCTCGTCCTGCTGCCTGGGGGCGGGTTTGGGCTCCGGTTTGGGTTCGGGGCGGGGCTCCGGCTTGACCTCGGCCCTCTGAGGCTGCGGGACCGGCGGATCGCCGTCCTCGACCTCGATCCTGCTGGCAAGGTTGCTCATGCGACCTCCTTGATGAGGCCGATGACATCCTCTTCCTGCATGACGTAGAGACCGGGCTCAAAGTCCACAGCCTTCGCGGCCCATTTGCCGAACAGAACACGGTCGCCAGGCTTGAGAACCTCGACGGCGCTGCCAACGGCAACGATCGTCCCCTCGTCAGGAACCTTCTTGTCTTCCACCGTGTCCGGGATCTTGAAGCCCATCTTCGACAGGCCCTGATACTTTGAGGCGACCGTCGCCTGCAGAGTATCTGCGCGGACCACAACCCGCGCGAATAGTGGTTGCAGTTCTCTCATGCTCTCCTCTGTGCGCTCTATGCGCCGGGAGAGTATAGCAACCAGAAGTAGAGTCGGAGGGGGGTATCGGAGGAAATACCCCCCTCCTGGAGAGTGGGAAAAGGAGGGAAACCCACTCCCCTTACAGGAACTGCCGAATGCCCTGGTAGAGAGCCGCGGGATCGGTCTGCGGTATGCCCATGACCCCCGACAGATACTGCTGCTCGATGGGCAACAGGGTGGGGGTCTGGTTGAGCTGCATCTGCGGGTTTACCAGTTCTCGCGACAACAGGGAAGCGTAGTATCGCTGCGCGGGCTTGTCCCTGAAGGCGGGGTTGGTTCCCATGTAGCCATAGGTGCTGATGAGGGCTCGGCGCTGCATCTCGCTCATGTCGCCACCCATGAAGGGGGCAATCTCGGACGGGACGGCGACTTCTCCCGCGCGCGTGAACTGAGGCGTCGGGGGCTGGTAGGAGGCAAGGGCGGCGTTGATGTTCTCGCCCGGCCCCTGCGGCATGCCGCTGAACATGGCGTCCCATTGCTCCCGCTCCTGGACCGGGTCGATGACAGACAACCCGGCATTGCGTGCGGCCGTGTTCATCGACTGCCCGAGGAGGGCAGCAAGACCAAGAGGCGTGCCACCGAGAAACCCGGCAATCGCGGTGCCAGCACGCTGGGGATTGTTCAAGCCAAGGAAACCGCCAACCCTCTCCCCGAACGATTGTTCAGCGGGCTGCGGCGTGCCGGCGCCGGACAGGTAGTCGCTATCGACCTCGCCGTACCCACCGGTCGCGCCGTAGCCCCCGGCGCTGCCATCGACACTCGTAGCAGATTCAGGAGCGCCGCCCCAGCCACCCTCTCCGTAACTGCTACCGGGATCGACGCCCGCGTAGTACTGCCGGAGCCCCGTCCTGGGGTTGCGCGTGCCGACGCCCCCCATGGCTTTCAAGAGAGCCTTCTCGCGAGGGTTCACATGGGCGAGTTCCGTGTCCCCGCGCTTGCCCTGGCGGCGAACGATCTCAAGGGCCTCATGCAGCTTCATGCGGTTGGGACGGCGCATCATGTCAGCACCTGCGGGTCATTAAGAGCGCGGCCAATGGACTGAAGCGCCATGTCATAGCCCTGGGCGCGGCCGAGAGAGATGAGATCGTTGGCGCTGCGGAATCGGAAGAGAGGGTCTTCCTTCTTGAGCGCCTTGACGAGCGCCTGCGTCACCGGGTGGCGCTTCCACATCTCAATCTCGTCTCGGTCGAGGGTCATCGCTGCGATCACTCCCGGCCGGGGAATCGGCCGTACATGTTTGTCCGAGACGGCTGGGGCAACAGAGCTGGATCGCGGCGCATGCCAGTTGGGCTAAGAATATTCATTATTTGCTCCATCAGATACCAGTCTGGGTTCCGTTGTCCCAGAAGATCTTCCATGCTTTTCGCTTCTTCGGCGGACTGAACAATATCTTTGAACTCCTGCGGCTTTGCCATCTCTTCGTATGCAGCCTGGATCATGACCGGAAGACTTCCCTCTCCAGGCACACGGGAAGGGCGCGTCCACCACGGCATATCCCCTCTTTGGCCTGCCGCTGGCGCGTTCATTTGCTGGTATCTGGCGGCAATAGCCGCATTAATGGCCGCAGCGCGCTCTGCCTGGCGGAGCCGCATCAGTTGGTTTAGACGCTCAACGGCCGGGCTGTCCGCAGGCCCATAAGTAGACTCTGCGTTGCCAAAATTCATGTACATTCCGTCGCTCATTTCCGCCTCGCTGCCCGCATGTTGTCGATCATGTTCGGGTAGGGTCGCCCAGCCTTCTTCGCCGCCGCCCTGGCAGATGCCTTCTGCGACGAGGTGAGAGACTTGGGCTTGCCAAGGGATTTGGGACGCGCGCGATCCCAGATGGGCTTCTTCATGTCAGCACTTCCATGCGCGAAGGGATTTGTTGATCCGGGAGTTGGGATCATTGGCCGTCTTGGCCGAGGTGAGCTTCTTCTTCATGCCCTGCATCCTAGCGCAGAACGACCGCTTCCTTGGCCCGCCTTCCGGCTGCGGAGGCTTCAACGTCCCGCCGGTCGCCGCCTTGTAGCTGGCGCGGCCCTTGGCATTGAGGCCACCCTTCGGGTTCTGTCCCTCTTTGCGCTGCCATGCCGGTGTCTTGGGCATCAGATGATCTCCAACTGATCCAGGATGTCGATGAGTTCCCGCTTCGTCAGACCGTAGTAGGTGATGACGTAGGTCTCTTCCGGCGTCATTTTGACGGAGCCGCCGCGGGCGGAAACCTTCGATTTGCCGGTGCAGACTGTACCACAGGTTTTGACGATCCTCTTGTCGTCCAGTTCGATCCGCCGCAGCTCCTTCCTGAGCTTGCGCTGGTCGGACTTGGTGAGACCAAGAGCGATCGCCTGGCCGCGCAGGGACAACTTGTCCAGCGGGCCGACGACCTTGTCCTTGACGACGACCTGCGGGACCCGCTCCTCCGGCCTGACGCGCAGGAACACGCCAGGGGACACCTGCCGCAGGTAGTCGCTCCCAACCCGCCGATAGGACGCCCAGCGAGCGAACTTCTGCTCGACAGACGGGGTATCGACCTCGCCACCCGTCCTGGCGCTGACCGTGCTGGAGCCCGTGGCGCTGGCATTGGTCGCGGCTAGAGAAGAACCAGCCGCCTCGACCGTGCTGAAGCCGATGGCGCTGGCATCGGCCGCCACGGCGCCGCCAGTCGAAGACCCGACCGCCGTGACCGTGCTGGAGCCCGTCGCGGAGGCGGTGTAGGTCGCCAGGGCGGAGAAGAGCGCCGTAACCGTGCTGGAGCCGGTCGCAGCGGCGTCGAACGTGCCAAGAGCGGAAAGAACCGCCGAGACGGTGCTGGAGCCGGTAGCGGTGGCATCGGCAGTCGCCCCGGTGACGGACGAGCCAACTGCCGAGACCGTGCTGCTTCCGGTCGCCGTGGCGTTGTATGTCGCCAAGCCAGAGAAGATGGCGGATACGGTGCTGGAGCCCGTGGCAGAGGCATCCGCCGTGACAGCGCCACCAGCAGTAGACCCTACCGCAGAAACCGTGCTGCTTCCGACCGCCGCCGCGTCGAACGTCGCAAGGGCCGAGAACCCGGCAGAGACGATGCTGACACCAGTCGCAGAGGCATCGGCTGTACCGCCCCCGCCAGCGTCGTACAGAGCGCCGAAGAGGAAGGTGAGGCCCTGGATTGGCTTCGGGACAATGGACGACCCTACCGCCGAGACCGTGCTGCTGCCGGTAGCCGTCGCAGTCGATGTGACAACGGCGCTGACAACCGCGAGTAATGGTTGCCTTACCCGCAGCATGGCTCAGTCTCCGATCAACGGCGGGCGGTTGGCGTATGGATGGTCAGCGGCGAGGCGGATGCCCCACTTCCAGGAAAGGTAGCCTTCGGTCATTTGCCGGTCGCGCTGCGACAGAAAGGAATTGAATATCAGCCACTCGCCGAATGCCATATTGGCGGCAAAGCCCGATACTCCGTTGTATTTTCCGATGTTGTAGACGCCGTTGTAATTGAGCGCGGCAATCCCGGCGGAACTCGTCATCGACACTGCGGCCCCGCCGTTCCATGCGCCTGTAGATGATGCGTCAGCGGCGATAGATGAAATCGTCGGGCTTGTTTCGGATGTAGAATATAGACCAGATCCAACCCGCTCCGAATTGTTGATGCGGAATAGGGTCGGCTTGGAGATCACGTTTGCATATATTAACTCTAGACCAGTAGAAAACGTCGCTGGGCCGAAATTGCCATTATTGCTTCCGCCGGTCCCGAACATCACCCAGACGAACGATACTTCCGTCCATGCGTTCATGAACCCGCTGGCGAAGCTCAGTGCGTCGTCGGTGCCGTCGAACTTGGCAACCGGAAGTCCATTCAGCCGATTGGTCAGCAGCGTCGGTTGATAGCCTGTAGTGGATTGCGTGACGTTGTTGCCTCGCCCGCTCTTGTCGGTGATCTGCGAAATGCCGGTCGCATACTGGATCGTCGAGAGATCCGACACATCTAGCCACGCATCCGGCCTCAACACATCCGGCGTCCACAACCGCCCCTGGATAACCGCGCTGTCGTAGTCCGAGAACCCGCGCGGCATCAGACCGCTTCTTCGTTCCAGGGACGGACGTACAACTCGTTGCTGCTCGACGCCAGCGTCACACCCGCGTTGTTGACCAGCGACAAGCGCAGCGAGAACGGCGGCAGCCTGACCTGAACGATGTTGACCTTGGCAGACGCGCCGCTCGACAGCGGCAGGACGTAGACATCGCCGCCGACCTTGTCGCTCGTATCGGTGCCGTCGTTGAGCGTGACGCGGATGCTGACAGACCCGCCAGTCGATGGCGTGATGCTGCCGAGCTTGAGCGTCAGCAGCGCGTACAGGTCTTTGTTGCTGCTGTTGTCGTAGGTGACAACGCTGCTCTCCGATCCGTTCGCCAACGAGTTCGCGACCGTCGAGAGGATGTTGCTGCTGCGGGTGCTGGGCGTGGCCCATTTCGCGACTGCCATCACCGACCTCCCCGCGCGAGACCAACGGCCCGCGCGTCAACCACTACGCCATTGGCCTCGGCCCAGGAGGGATGCCGGGTGCGCCGCGAGAGCGCCAGCAGCGCCTCGCCCTCGGCGGGCTGGAGGATGCGACCGGCGACCAGCACCTCAAGCTGCGCGCGGGCCGATGGCCGGGAGAGGTCGAGGCCGGAGCCACGGATCAACTCCAGGCCCCACCGGACCACCGGCGTCGTCTCGGCCAGCACCTCCAGGGCGTCGAGGAACGTCGCGCCGGCGGTCGGCCCGAGCGCGTCGAGGATCGCCCCGATGCCGATTTGCGTCGGAGCCCAGGTCTCGACCGCCGGCAAGGCTGGGTCGGGCTGGTTGAGAACCGCGGCTGCTTCCCAGTCTGGCAGATCGGCGACATCGGGCTGGGCGAGGCGGTCGGCGAGCGTCATGAGATGCCTCGCAGGATTTCGAGCGTCGCCTCGGTCTCGGCGATTTCGGCGTCGAGTGCGGCGACGCGATCCGCGTCGCCGTTGCGGTCAGCCGTCGCCCGCGCAGAGTTGAGCGTGGCGAGGCGGTTCTGCGCGAGATGGATCAGATCATCGATGGACATCAGAACAGGACCACCAGTTCCTGCGTTACCGTCGAAAGATGCGACTGGAGCAGGACAACGTCGTACTTGTCCGATCCGTCAATCGCGGCGAAAGCCGCCATGCGCTGACCGATTGAGGCGGTGCCGGATTGCAGGAAATCGGTCGAAACATGCGGCGAAAGCACTCGGTTCTTCGCATCGAAGCGATAGATCTGGTTCACCTGCGAGGCGACGTAGATGTTCATATAGGTGAAGCGCCCCTCGCTGCCGAATGGCGCATAGCATCCAGTCGTGCCAGTTCCCGTCGCGTTCTGCGCGCCGTCGTAGGTGATCGCACCCGTCCATGTGCCGGTGATCGTGTTTGCGATGTCGAACAGATCCAGCGTCACTGCGCCGCCACGGAAGAAGTAGTTGAAGCTGTGGCGGGCGTTGCGCGCGGGGTCGGGCTGGATGCCGAACGAAGGAGCCCACAGGCATCCCGCTGCATTGTTCGCCGGGCCAGCGGCGAAATACGTCGTGGACCATGCATTCGTCGCGATGCTGTTGGTGCCGTTGTTGATGGTCGCATCGGTGTAGTTGTAGGTGTACGTCGTCGTGTTGCCGCTGGTCCGCAGCACGATCAGGTTGGGCTGCTCGATGACGTATTTCGCCGTGCTGGATGGCGTCGTCGTCCATGCGGTGCCGAGCGTGTAGACCGGGCTCGCGCCAGCGGTGTGCGAGGCGATGATACGCCGCTGGCCCACCGCAGCGGGCGTGCCCGTATCCTGCACGATGCGGATCTGGAAGTTGCGGTATTCGTTCGCGGCGACGACCGCATCTCCTCCGGCAGCCTGCCCAGTCAGCGTCGATGCAGCAGAGGCTGTAGCGGTCAATGCCTTCCGCGAAACGACGTTCGTATCGTAGGTGAAGCTGCCCTTGATCATGCCCTCGCCGGGCTCGCAGTCATAGGGCGTATATTGCTCGTCCATGACCAGCAGCGCGCTATCCGTGGCGACGGTGGCGACGAGGTTGGTCGTGCTCAGGTTCGCGAACGTATTTGTCGCGACCTCGTAGCTGCGCCAGGATGCCGCTGCGAGCGCGCCGCTCGACAACATGATGACGCGGCCGGACAGCAGCTCGTATCGCGCGCCGCTCGCAGGCGTGAAGGTGAAGGCGTTATCGACGGTGATGGTCGGCGTCGTGCCAGCGGTGTTTCCGACGATAAAACGCTCTTCGGTTTTTCCCGCCGTGGTGTCGGTGATGCGGATCTTGAAGCCGTAGTCGCCGGAGCCGCCACGGTTCGCCAGCATGTTCACGCCGACAGCGGTGCCGAGCGCGGTCGAGAGCGTGAAACTGGTTGTCGTCGCGCCCGCAGCGATGGTGCCGACAGCGGCGAACGACGGAACGAAGCACATCGCCGCGCCCGCCGCAACGGCAGCGACGCCGGGGTTGGCAGTCAACTGCCACGCTTTCGTGATGATGTTGTAGCGGTTCAGCACGGTCGTGCTGATGAGGTTCTGGACGAACGGATGGCGCGAAACGTCGCTCCGCATGTCGCAGCACATCATCGTCCCGGCAGCGTGCGCGTTTGGCGACGGCGACGACTGGACCCATTCGAGCCTGTCGATCACCTTCTTGAACGTGTTTGCCATCTGAAGACCTCAGGTAATGCAGGCGCGGACGTTCGCGCGCCAGGATGCGCGAGCCATCGCGCGGGCCATGATCTGCGGCTGCTCGCCGCCGAAGCCTGCGAGGTTGGTGACCGCCGAGACCGTCGAGCAGGTCGTGACCGTCGTCACCGTCGAGACCGTCGTGATCGTGCCGCTCTCGACGATTGCCGTGCTGCGCTGGCGCTGCTGCGATCTGTCGTAGCCGCGCGGGGACGCAAGCATTTGGTAGATGCGGTTGAGCATCCACCAGAGGCTGCTGTCTTGCGTCGGAAGCGGCGTCGCCTCCGACACATCCGAGACCGCCTTCGCATCGTCATCGCCCGCGACCGTCGCCAGCGCGACGACCTGCATCTGCGCGGTCTCGCCGCTGTAGCTGACTTCGCGGCTGGCCGCTTTCGCGCCGCTGCCGGGGGTGATGCCGATATTATCGGCCATGGATTAGTCCTCCGTGATGATAGTGCCGGAGTTGATCTGCGGCGTCACACCGTTGCTGACAGCGATCAAGGGCGACAGGGTGCCGGAGTAGAGGATCTTCCCCGTGCCGCTCAGGTTCGTCCCCACGGAGAAGAACGCCGCCGTCGTCGTGGCGCCGCCGGTCGAAGCCGGGAACGCTTGAAGCGCCGCCAGACTGACCGTCCGACCCGACACCAGGAACGCCGCCGAAGTCCTCGCCACGCTAGCACGCGCGTAGGACGTATAGCTGATCTCGTTCGTGGTCTGGTTGCCAGACGAACCAGGATCAGCCGTGTGCAGAGCCAGGAACAAGCCAGTCAACGGAGACGCCGCTGCGTTGTCGGCCAGATTGGCGATCGCGCCGCCATTGAAGAAAAGCTTCAGGAAGTCGTTGGTGAACGTAAGACCCTTGGGCATCTCAGCCTCTCCTCAGTACGATTTCGCGCGGTTCGGACATGACCTTGATCTCCCTCGGCTCCGAAGTGATCTTCACCTCGCGCGGGGAGTTACGAGCCTGCATCTCCTCGCGCTTGGTCTGGGCATCCAGGACAAGCTTCTCCCGGTCCAATTCGGCCTTCAGGGCAAGTTTCATCTGCTCGATCTCACGCTCCAGGGCCAGTTTCTCCTGGGCGATCAGGCGCTCGTTCTCGATCCGCATCTGCTGCATCGCCTGCTCCATCTGGAGCCGCTGCCCGTTGATCTGGGCCTCGATCTGCATCCGCTGCTGATCCATGGCCAGTTCGGCCTGGAGCTTCTGCGCTTCAAACTGGAGCTTCTGCTGCTCTGCGACAACCTTGGGGTCCGGCGGCGCCGGGGGAATCTCCTCCGGGCTGCGGGGCAGGAGGGTGTCGATCTGCTCGATCTCCATCTCCTCCAGGAGCCTGCGCGACACGGCCAGGAGCGTTTGCGGATTGTTGGCAATCAGAGGGTTCTTGGTGGCGAACTCGAAGAGGAACTGCGCCTTCTGGACCCTGGCCTGCTGACTCGCCATGCGCGGGTCGGCAACAGGCATGATCATCATGTCTGGCGCGAAATCCTCGCCCGTGATCTCGTTCTGCTCCGTGCCGTCCGGGGTGAGGGTGACAAACGCCTCATACCCACGGAAGTACAGACCATGCAGCCGATAGATCTTGTTCAACTCCTGCGACCAACTGTTCAGCAGGAACTCCTGGACAGAGGTGAAGACCACCAGGGCCTGGTCGATGAGCTGGCTGACCGTGTTGGGCTGCAAGACCTTCTGAACGTCGCCAGCCGCGGCATCGGTCGTCGCGCCAATACGCTGCGCGCGAGCCTCCAGCATGGAGATTGCCTGCATGACCGTAGGCGGGGGCGCAGGGAAGGAGAGCGTCTTGATGCCCTTCTGGATGTCGTCCGTGCTGGCAGAAACGGACTTGAACGACCCAAGTTCAAGCCGCATCGGCCCCTTGTCCACGTTCAGGCTTTCCGAGATAAAGCCCGACATGTTGCCGGCGATCGACAGCGTGGTGGCGTCGATGAACTGCCGCAGGAGCTTGTTGACGGCGATGTTCGTGTTGCCCAGCATAAACCCAAGCCCGTAGCCGTAGAAGCCGTCCGGGTTCACCAGGAAGCGATAGTGGGTGTATTCCTCGATGGGCATGCGGCCATTGGTCGGTCTGCCGGTCTCATCGACCTCGTAGCGCACCTCGATACGCAGGAGCTGTTCGGAGGTGACATCGACCCAGACCTTGTAGGGTTCGGCAATGCCGTCGCCGTCCAGGTCCAGATCCCGGTGCTGCTCGATGATCTGGGCGTAGTCGTCGCTCTCGGCCTGCAACTGCTGGATGCCGCTGTCCTGGTCGTTCTGGTCCTGGATGGGAGACCGAAGCTGACCAATCATCATCGGTTCAGGAGCCAACAGGAAGTACCCCTCGGAAGCACGAATCCTGCCGTCGTTGAGGTTCAGATAGATCAGCTCTGTCTTCCGCGGGACATCCTCGATGTTCACGGGACCGGCCGAATAGGCAACGAACAGGTCCTCGGCGCGCACGGGGCGCACCTGAATCTTGTTCAAGACCGGGTCAAAATAGGTCTTGCTGAAGTCGCTGCCGTGGACCGCGACGCGCAGAAGCATCGCCGCCTTATCCTGCTTGTAGGACTGGTCCTTCACAAAAAGCGACCATTGGAGATACTGCCCGACCCGCTTGGCCCTGGCAGAGGTCATCTCATCCTGGGGGCCGACAGGAATGGCGGCGACCGGCATGCGAGACGGAAAGAATGACTTGTAGGCGCGGGCCTGGAACGAGTTGCACGCCTCGGTCAGAAGCCCCAGGCTTTCGCTGGAACTGCCCTCCCAAGGCTTGTTGATGGCCCGGTCCTGCTGGTTGTAGACCGAAACCCAGTCGGCGTGCATGGCGTCCCAACCAGACCTGGACTGCCTGTCGTTCTTGAAGTCCTCAAGGCAGATATGAGCAATCTGGCGGCGCTGCTCTTCGTTCAGAGACTCGGCAATGTTGACGAGAAACGCCGACAATGCCTGCCGGCGCTTTGGCTTGATCTTCTCGCTGTCGCCCCGCCACTTGCGGTCGTTCATGCGTATTTATCCTCGAAGCGCGGCAACCTGCCCCTAGAGTTTTGCCACAACCAAGCCACCATCCCCGGCCCATGAGCATCCCAAGGGATCCAGGGCGTCTCTTGCAGGAACCGGGTGAGGTCTTGCGCCTGGCAAAGGATGTCTCGGTCGGTCCAGAACGTCTTCTTCCGGTCCCCGACGCCGACTTCCATGGCGAAGTACTTCTCCGTTCCGTCTTGGTGCCTGGCGTTCTTGTCGATCTTGCTCTCGTCCAGATGACATGAGTCGAAAGCGTAGAGGCCGATTGACGAAAACCCCAGGTGCTGCCACGCCATTATCATAGCGCGTCCAGCAGACGAGGACCCACCCCCCATGAGCATTTTCTTGTGTTCGCCAGGGATAACGGTCTCCTCGCCAGCCCCGACGGCGGCGTGCCAGCCTATGACCTTGCCGCCCGTGTCCAGAAGCCTCTTCGTGGTCGATGGGTGGACCATCGAGGCAACGAAATACCGCACCCCGGGATGCGCTGCCGGAAGGAGGCTGGAGCGCAGCTCGCCATGGGTGCTGTAACCCTCATGCGGGCGAGGATCCAGCAAGACGCAGCCAAACGGTACGAGCCCGGCGCCGAT